CAAATTGACGAAAAGGTAAAAGCATTAGAAGCAATAAAGTCAGGTGAGTTATTAGATGTTGCAAATGTCGTTAATGGTTTAAAAGATGGTTTGGTAGACGGGGCAATAAAAGATTTAGGATTAGAACAGGCACAAGAACTTAGAAACAAAATAGAAAATTTAGAAAAAACAGGACAAACTATAAGTAAATTTACAGGTGGTCGTGGATTAAAGCAACGATTAGATACTTATACTAAACTGGAAGAAGATATACAAATAGCACAAGGTCAACAAGGGTTTGAAGCACTTAGAGATAATCAACAACTTGTAGCTGAACTTCCGTTGTTAATGAAAAGACGAGATGAAGCATCAGAAAAATTAAATGAATATATTTCAAGAGGTTCAGCAGATGGATTTGACCAAAGAGTATCTGAAATTGATATTGAAGTTCAGGCATTTTCAGGTGGTATGGACTTATTAGAAGCTATGGTAGAAGTACAAGATGAAGCAGAAAAAATTGAATCAGTAACAAGTTAGGAGTAACAATGAATAAAGATAAATTAAGAAATATAATTGAATTAGTTGTTCGTAAAGAAGTCAAAAAACAACTGAGTGAGATATTTATTAATGAAGAAAAAGAAATTAAATTAGCAGAAACGATTTCTAAACCTAAACCTAAAAAGGTTGTCAATAAACCTAAAAAACAATATTCAAAAAACCCAGTTTTAAATGAAGTATTGAACAACACCAAACCACTTGGGGCACCATCAGAAATGGACGAATACCCTTCATTAGGTGGTGGAGTATTGGGTAGTGATAATATGGCAGAAGTCTTAGGTTATGGAGATTTAGGTCGTGGACAAAATAAAGAAAAGGCACGAGAAATGGGAGCAGTTCAAACTATTAAGAAAGCTGGGGTTCCAGTAGATAGTGTTCCAGAAGATGTTCAAAATGCATTAACTCGTGATTATTCTGGTTTGATGAAAGCTATTAATAAAAAGAAATCAGGCGAAGGTGGATTTAGACCATAATGGCAAGTGTTAAAGAAATAAATAATAATGAAGATATTAAAGTAGGAATTAGATTTCCATTAGGAAGAAGTCCACAAGGATTTTTTAATTCTACTGATACCGTATTGGAACAAGCAAAGTCTAACATTAGAAATTTATTATTAACAAGTCCAGGTGAAAGAGTTATGCAACCTGAATTTGGTTCATCACTTAAACAACAAGTGTTTGAAAATATAAGTAATATATCGGTTGACGGAATTGAAACATCAATACGAGATGCTATCGGAAGACAATTACCTTATGTTATCATTAATGAGATTGCAATAGATGCGAAACCAGATGACAATATGATTAACATATCAATTGAATTTTCAGTAACACTAAATCCAGATGTGTTTGATACACTAACATTTAATTTTAATATTGGAGATAACTAATGCCAACACCAAATCCAAGAGATATAGATTACGGAACAAATAAGAAAGTAGTTAAAAAAGAAATTAACTATCTTGGTAGAGACTTTCGTGATATAAGAGAAAACCTAATAGAGTTTGCGAAATCTTATTTCCCAAATACTTACAACGACTTTAATGAAGCATCACCAGGTATGATGTTTGTTGAAATGGCAGCGTATGTTGGAGATGTTCTAAATTATTATGTTGATAATCAATTTAGAGAAACACTTTTAAACCAAGCGGAAGAAAGAAAAAACATTTATGAGATTGCACAATCTTATGGATATAAACCTAAGTTGGCAGCACCTTCTACCGTAGAATTGACTTTTGCGATTGATGTTCCAGCAAGTGGTAGTGGAACCGGTGCAAGTTATACAGCTTCAGCTGATATGAATTACGCTTCCATTATTCAAGCAGGTTCAACGGTAAAATCATCAAATGGAACTGAGTTTACTTTGTTAGATGATGTAAACTTTAAAACATCAAGTTCATTAGATGAGTTAGAATCTATACCACTAACACCAACATCAGGAAATGTTCCAACTTCATACAGATTATTTAAAAAAGGTTTAGCAAAATCAGGAACAACCATAACAGAAACATTTACATTTGGTTCAGCGGTTAAGTTTGACAAGATAACATTAGATAAAGAAAAAGTTACAGAAATAGTTTCCATTACTGATTCAGACGGAAACACTTGGTACGAAGTTCCTTTCTTGGCACAAGATACAGTTTTTGAAACACAAGAAAACACAACTTTAAATGACCCAAGTTTATCACAATATCAAAATGAATCACCTTACTTATTAAAACTTATCAAGACATCAAGAAGATTTAACACAAGAGTAAATGATAAAAACAAAACTGAAATAAGATTTGGTTCTGGTGTTAGTGATAATGCAGACGAAGAAATAATTCCAAATCCAGATAATGTGGGTTCAGCATTAGGTGGTGGTGTTTCAAGATTAGATGAAAGTTTTGACCCAAGTAATTTTATGAAAACTCAAACATTTGGATTAGCACCTGCCAATACAACTTTAACAATTACTTATCGTTATGGTGGTTCAGTAGAACATAATGTTCCAGTAAATACCATTACTTCATTTAGTAAATTATTATTCAATAATTCAACAGCCGGTATAGATGCTTCTTTACAACAAAGTGTAAAAGATAGTGTATTGGTTACTAATTTAGAAAGAGCAACGGGTGGAGCAAGTCAAGAAACTTTATCTGATATTAAATTAAATGCAGCAGCTTACTTTAATGCACAAAATCGTGCCGTAACAAAAGAAGACTATATAACTCGTGTTTATTCTTTACCACAAAAATATGGTAATGTTGCAAAAGCTTATGTTGTTCAAGATGAACAATTAGAACAAAACGGACAATTAGAAGTTATTAACGGAGAAGTAAAACGAATTGGTAATATAGATACAATTCCTAATCCATTAGCATTAAATATGTATATGTTGGGTTATACTTCTGATAGAAAACTTACTCAACTAAATGAAGCAGTAAAACAAAATGTTAAAACATACCTTTCTCAATATAGAATTTTAACAGATGCTATCAACATTAAAGATGCTTATATTATTAATGTTGGAGTAAGATTTAGTATTATTGTTCGTAGAGGATTTAACAAAAACGAAGTATTGTTTAGAGCAATACAAGCGGTTAAAAAACATTTTGAAATTAAAAAGTGGCAAATCAATCAACCAATAGTGTTGAACGATATTGCTTATGTTATCTCTTTGGTTGATGGAGTAATCTCAGTCGTTCCACCACAAGACAACAATCCAAATAAAAATATTGTTGTGATTGAAAATAAACATAAAGTATCAGAAAGTTATAGTGGAAATATATACGATATGGATGCGGCTATAAGAGACGGAATTGTTTATCCTTCATTGGACCCGAGTATATTTGAATTAAAATTCCCTAATATAGATATTGAGGGAAGAGTAGTGGGAGATAGATAATGCATTATTTTGAATTTGGAAAAAGAGACGCAACAATTTATTCAGGTGGAACAACATCATCAGTTAATACAGGATTAGATGAAATATTAGAAATAGTAAAAGATGTTAACTCTAATGGAACGGTTGGTAATGTATCCAGAATATTAATTGACTTTGACTATACTGATATATCTCAATCTATTGTAGACGGAATAATTCCTTCCACCGCAAACTTTTATTTAAATCTATATGACGCAACATCAGAAGAAGTTGAAGCAGAACAATATGTTTATGCTTATATGGTTAGTGGAAGTGCTTGGAAACAAGGAACAGGAAAACTTGACCACGACCCCGTAACAGATGACGGAGCAAGTTGGAGATATCGTGATGAAGAAAACTCAACACCTTGGGTAACGGGTTCAGTATTGACTGACGGAGGTTCTTGGTTTACTTCAAGTATTGACGGACAATATGAAGTTAGTTCATCTTACCAATTAACATTTGACAAAAAAGATTTAAGAATTGATGTATCAGATATGGTAAAGAATCACATCTATTCATCATCAGCTTACCCGAACAGAGGATTTATTCTAAAAAGAGAATCTATCTCACCAACAGATTATACATTTGGATATACTTCCGGAAGTGATACAACAAAAGACGAAAGTAGTTCAGATAGATTAGGAAACCTAAAATATTTCTCAAGAGAAACTCACACAATCTATCCACCTAAATTAGAAGTAGTTTGGGATGATAGTTCTTGGTCAACAGGAAGTTTAGATGCTTTGAGTGGAGATGATTTAAGTAGATTAAAAGTTTATTTTAAAAATTTAAGAACAGAATATAAAGAAGGTTCAAAAGTAAAATTTCAAGTAGTGGGTAGGGAGTTATATCCTACTACTGCTTTTTCATCATCTGCCGCAGAACTTACGGTAAAATATTTACCAAGTGCGTCTGCATACTACCAAGTAAAAGATGCCGATACCGAAGAAGTAGTTATTCCGTATGGAACAGGTTCTAAAATTAGTTGTGATTCAACAGGTAATTATTTTAGATTATGGATGAACGGACTACAAGCAGAAAGAAATTATCGTTTTTGTATCAAGGTAGTTAGTGGTAGTGGTAGTGATGAGGAAATAAATTACTATGACGACAATTATGAATTTAGAGTAGTGAGATAAAATGCCTTATTTACCAAGTGACGCAAGAAACAAGTCAGAATATTATCAGAAGATATTAGATTCCGACATTATAGAACAACAGGAAATTATTGCTGACCTAAAAGGAAAGCAACAAGTTTCAGGTTCTATTGATGCTAATGTTCAACTTAGAAATCAAGACGGACAACTAATGTTAGTTGAATCACCTTTTCAAAAAGGAAAGTCAATAGAAGAAGACTTCCAACAAGTCAGAATAGAAAACCGACAGGAATTTTTTAACAATAGAAATCTCAGTAAAATAGATAAAGAGTTTTCACATTTCAGACCACCAGTAGAACTTGATATTGATGATGAAGATTTAGAAAAAGAAGAAATAAGAGAGGAAATAAAAATAGAGGTAAAGAAAGAAAAGATTGACATACCACTAAAAAGAATGTTTGCTCGTTTCGTCAATAGAGTATTGTTGGTAAACTACGATACAAAAAGCATAAATACAGATTTACTACATTCTAAAATAGCATTTATTTTTAAAAGAGAATTAAAACCAAGAGCAAAATTGTCGTTTAATTTTAACAAACTTGCAAAGTTTGGTATAAGAGGACTACCAATGCCAAAAGCAAAACCAAAAAATCAATTAGGAGATATGGTAGGTTCTATGTTGGGATTAATGAGATTATCCAACTATTTAAAAAATTCAGATTACAAAGCACTATATGAACAATATGTTTTACCTAATAGAAAGTTAAGAGAAGCGTGGGCAGTAGCAAACGAAAATGCACCGAGAGCCGAATTTGATATGTATAATGTTAGTGGTTTAGAGGGTGAGGAAGAGTTCAAGTAATGGCAAGAGAATACGGGTTTACCGATAAAGAAAAACAATTATACTTTGCGCCAGAAAAGGTGTATAGTAGTTTCGGTCGTGATGACGATGACGACTTCATAGCATTATTTGTGTATAGTGAAACAGGAACTTTATTAGAAACTATATTCTTAGAAGCAGAAGAAGTTGGTTTAGATTCTGGTGAAAACTTTATCGATTTAAATATAGGACAACATCTAAGAGACGCTGGATTTACTGAGGGAACTTATAATGTTACTTACAAATTTTTAAGACGATTAGCAGGTGTTGAACAAAAAGTTTTTGTAGACGGACAAGGGAATATTTACGAAGGTAAAGTTAAAACAAGAACTATTAATGGTGAAGAAAGATACTTTGCTACCAACAACTCGGATAGTCAAGACCAAGCAGTAGAAATGGAATTGTTCAAAAGAGATTTAACTTATATTATTGATGATATATCACCAGACAGAACAGAAGCAATAGTTGAGGTTGATGAGTTAATCAAAAACCAAGAATACAAAGAGGACTTTCAATCTATGTCAGAAATGATTGAGTATAAACCATTAAGACTAAATGGTGCTGGTCCGATTAAATTTGACCAAACCGACCCAACAATTTTAGAGTTTGATATTAATGATTTAGATAGAGGGTTTACACAAAATATGGTAGGTGGACAAATAGTTATTCCAAGTATGTATCAGATTGAAAATGAAATCATTACTAATGAAGATGAAATCGTTAGAGAAATCGTAGAGATTGATTTCTTTGAACCAGAAGAAGTCCAAGACCCAACCCCAGAACCAGACCCAGAAGAAGAAATAGAACGTGATTATGGTGTTGTAGGTGGAGGAGATAGAAGCTAATGGCAAGGTCAGAAAGAGCAAAACAACTACAACAATTCTTAGAGTCAACAGGTAGGAAATTACCTACTCAGAGAACTGGTGCCAATAGAAATGCATACATTGATTTTGATGTAACGGGTAAAGCTAACTTGGGTGAAGAAGGTGGACCACTATCACCAGGAAATGGATTACCACTTGGTGGTTTAATTCAAGGTGGTGAAGGTTATGGTTTGTATGGTGGACTACATAGTGAACAAATTAAATTAGGTATTAAAAGAAATACAAAAGATGCCGTAGACCCAATCAGAAAAAAAAGAAAAACTCGTAAAATAGTAAAAGAAAGAATTGTTCCAAGACGAGTAGTCCGAAGAGAAATTAAAGATAGAGATTATGTTGCAACAATTACTGAGGTATTAGATGCTAATCGTGTAAGAGTAAACTTAACTTACAATGACGGAGTAAATAAAGTCAAACATAAAGGTGCTGACCAAAGTGCAGAGAAGTTTACTTATTGGAGAGTAAATTACGATAAAAGTAATGTCAACAGATTTAAAACCTATATGGTAAATGGTAATCAATTTTATCTATTGGTAAATGATAAATTAGGTGCCGACATCACATCAAGAAAAGTAAAATTAAAACAACCATTAGCAAATAACTTAGATAAATTAGATAGAGTTTATTTTGTAGAAAAAAGATTACCAGACTATAATGACACGGTAAAGTTAGTTCCATTTGTAGATAGACCAGACGACGGAATATTTTTAAGAATACCAAATCTAAATTCTAACGACAACCCAATTAATTTTGAGGGAACTAATTTTCAAACACACAACGATTTATTAGGTAGTGATACTTCACTAAACTTTGATTTAGAAGAAAAGTTAATATCAGGTAGTTTATTAAAAATTCAACCTAATGTTGAATACCAAAAAACATCAGTCGATATATCTGAGTTTGATGATGATACTGGTTTTGGAAACTTTATTCACTTTTCAAATGCAGAATCAAGACTTCGTAATTTTAAAAAGAAATTAGATGTAATTGAAAATCATAACGAAACAAGTTCATCATTATTAACAATCAGTAGTTCAGCAGACAGAATTGAAGATATAGAAAAAAGAAGACAAAGAGTAATTAATTCTTTTGACCCATTTGAACATTATATGTATTTTGAAAGTTCATCTTATGTTAGTTCTTCTAATGGACAATTCCACGATACGAGTTGGCCTAAAACTAATTCGTCAAAACCATATACATTAGCTGCGGTTGGTAGTTCACAAGCAAACACTTGGTACAACAATATGATAGCAAGTGCTTCTCGTTATGACCAAGGTAATGTAAATAATTTAAGAAACTCTTTACCAGAACACGTTTATTCCGACACAACTAATAATGTGTTCTTAGAATTTATGGATATGGTTGGACAACAATTTGATGAGATATGGCAATATGTAAAATCATTAACAGATGTCAATAAACGAGTAGAAAAATTATCAGAAGGTATATCGAAAGATGTAGCAAGAGCATTTGCACAAACTCTTGGATTAAAATTATATAGTGGTAATGATTTGATAAACTTGCCAGAATATTTATTAGGTAAAAATCCTGACGGAACAACAAAATACGAAACCGCATCAGAACAACTAACAGAAGAAATATGGAAAAGAATTTTAGCAAACTTACCTTTCTTTATCAAAGCAAAAGGAACGGAACGAGCAGTAAAAGGATTATTAAGTTGTTACGGAATACCAAGTTCTATGTTGAGAGTTCGTGAGTATGGTGGACCAGATAAAGGAACACGAGTAAGTTATGAAATAAAAAGAAAGTTTACAAGAGCATTAGATTTTAAAGCATCTCAATACATTAAACTACCTTGGGCAAATATATCATCTCACAAACCAGAAACCATAGAATTTAGATTTAGAACACCATACAATGCAAACCAAACTTTAATACACAAAGACGGAGATTGGGCTATTGAACTTATAAATAGTGCTTCATCTGAATATGGAAATATAAGATTATCAGTTAGTGCTTCAACCGGAGTAGAAACTCTTGATTCACCTAAACAAAGATTTTTTGATGATGATATGTGGTCAGTTATGTTGACAAGAAAATCATCAAGTGGAGCAGACTTAACAGCAGATACTGCA